GACGTAGTGCACTTTGGTGTCGTTACCAAGTTCATTTACGTCATACTCCTGATCGTCGATGGTCAGAATTACGGGTTGCTGCTCTTGTTGCTCACTCATACCTACTCCTAGTTTATTTATTTCGATTATTCCACAGCTCAAACAGTATTCGGATCTTCTCCTTAATCTGCTCGATATCAGCGTGCATCTTGGCAAGCACGATAACCAAGGTTACAAATCCCAAGGCGATGGGCCATATTGCCCCAATAGCGTCTAGTACGTCCATACCTACTTCACAACCGCATATATTATTGTGAAGCAGGCGTATAGCCCGACAGCAACCAAGATACATCCAACTGCAAGACCTGCGTAGTGCATCCGCTGGTTTATCTTCTTTGCGTGTGCATTCTTAGCCTCTAATCGCGCCTTGCGAGCCTTAGCTTGAAACACAATAAAGTCGTCCCACAATCCAGCCCTACCATGATATAGCATAAAATCTTGCAGCTCTTGCTCTGCCTTAGCTATTTGCTCAAGAGCCATAAACTCTTCAATGTCACTGCTAAATAAAGACTTCTTGTTCTTTTGTTGCCTAGCCTTTAGATCTTCTTTAGCATTGACCATCTGGCCTATCTGGCCGAAACAATCGTGCAAGTCCTTGCCGTTTCCAATGAGCTGCTTGACTACTCCAAAAGCAGCATTGAAAGCGACAAGCTCTGCAATCATTACCAAGGCTTCCTTCTAAGACGCGGTGTAGCCATTACCTGAGCTGATAGCAGCATTAGCAGCGGTCATGTCTTCACTACCCCAATCTTCTTTAGCAACCATAAGCTCAAGGTGCTGAGTGTTGCGGTCAACACAGTCTTGACGGTCTTCGGCAGAATCTTCTGCCATAGAGTCGCCTGCGATAATCGCGTTGATAAGAGCTACACTGTCACCCATTGCTGAGTAGTCTTGTGCTAGTTGTTCTGCTGTTCGGTCTTCCATTGTTTATCTCCTTTTAAGATTCTAGTGCCTCAATACGGGCGGTTAATGATTCAATCAGAGCTTGTTGCTCTTGGATAGCTTTGACAAGGATTGGTACAAACTTGCTGTACTGTAGACCCATCTGCTTACCGTCATCTGTGTGGCTAGAGACTAGGTTAGTTTTGTTTTCTTTTGTGTACCCTGCGGCAATTTCAAGGGCTTCAACTTCTTGCGCTTTAAAGCCAATGTCCAACCAATCTTCTTTGTGAGTTCCGTCTGGGGTCTGTGCGTTAAGATCGTAGTCTTCAGCAGACTTATCGCCATACTTGCTACGCTTGTCCCACTTGTAGGTAACAGGTGCTAGAGCTTTTACAAAGTCTAAGCCAAGGTCTAGGGCTGTGAAGTCTGTTTTGTCTCGCGCATCAGAGGATACTGTCCAATCTACCTGTATGTAAGCATTAGTAATATTTTCATCGCCTAAAACTATCCTATTGTCTTGCGAAGTCATGTTGCCGCCGGGGCTTCCAGTTTCTCCTGAGTCATGTCCTAACATCATATTGTTAGTACCACTGGTTATCCTATTTCCCGCAGTAGCTCCAAGAGCAGTATTATCTGCACCAGTACACTCATTTAACGCACCAAAACCAATACCAGTATTGGCATCACCACAATTTGAAGATAATGCGGCCCATCCCATAGCCGTATTGTTATCACCATCATCAGTAGCATCACCTGCAAGACCACCCACGAATGTGTTGTTTACACCTGTGGTTACTGCTCCACCTGCTAAAGCACCAACAGCGGTGTTGTAAGTATTTGTTGCGCTTGTAAAGTTTTGATCGTTTAAAGCACCATAACCAATAGCTGTAGTATAACTACCTAAAGTATCTGAAGTTATTGCTTGTTGTCCTAGTGCAACATTGTAATCAGCGTCTGTTAGTGCATCCCCTGCAAGATCACCAATGAGGGTGTTACGAATGCCTGTGGTTACTGCGGTTCCTGCATTATTACCCACCGCAACATTAGAAGCGCCTGTGGTGTTTGCGCTTAAAGTTCCAAAACCAAAGCCAGTGTTGTAAGACGCTGTGGTATTAGCGTCTAAAGATAGAGCACCCACGGCGGTGTTTTGAATGCCTGTAGTGTTAAGTTCTAACGCCTCACTTCCTAGCGCCGTGTTATTTGTGCCAGTAGTGTTTGACTTCAAAGTCTCAAAACCAACAGCAGTGTTGTTAGATGCTGTAGTGTTTGCTGCTAAAGCACCATGTCCAAGACCTACATTTTGGACACCTGTAGTAGTACCAGCTAAAGCATTACTACCCATAGCTACGTTATAGCCACCAGTTGTACAAGCAGCTAAAGCTAATGTACCAAAAGAATTATTATGTGCGCCTGTAGTGTTGGCACCTGAAGCTCCATAACCATAAGCGTTGTTATTAGAACCTGTAGTATTTGCATCTAGTGATGTTGAACCTACTGCAACATTAAAAGTACCTGTGGTGTTTGCGAATAAAGCGTTCATTCCCACAGCAGTATTATCATTTGCTGTAGTGTTGTTTAATAATGCTTGTGTACCTACCGCTGTGTTTTGAGCACCTGTAGTTGTACCACTTAAAGCATAATTACCCACTGCGACATTATTAGCGCCTGTAGTAATCGCATCACCCGCCAAGCCTCCAATTAAGGTTACGCCTGTTGCTGTGGTTACGTTTTTACCAGCGTTATAACCCATCGCCGCATTGTAGGAATTTGTTGCTGAGGTAAAATTTTGGTTCTCTAACGCCTCATAACCAATAGCAACAGAGCGACTGCCAAGGGTGTCTGTAGTAAGTGCTGCATAACCAACTGCAACATTGTAATCAGCATCAGTAAGAGCATCCCCCGCAAGACCACCAATGAGCGTATTTTGAATGCCTGTGGTTACTAATGTACCTGCCAAATATCCAACCGCTGTATTGTACATATCAGTATCATTAGTGGTGTTTTGGCTATTAAGCGCACCATGCCCTATACCTGTACTAAAGTTACCTCTTGTCTCAGAGCCTAAAGCACCATTACCAACTGCTACGTTGTAATCTCCGTCAGTATTAGCGTCTAAAACACCCGAGCCTACAGCTACGTTTCCTGTACCTGTGGTGTTTGATAATAAGGCAAAATAACCAACTGCTGTATTGTTTGATGCTGTTGTATTTGTTGCTAAAGCCCCTCTTCCTAATCCTGTATTATTACCACCTGTAGTGTTTGCAGCTAAAGCATTGACACCTAAAGCTGAATTATCTGATGCAGTTGTATTTGCTCCTAAAGCACTAACACCAACTGCGATGTTTAATGTGCCTGTGGTGTTTGCGTTTAATGAATTATAGCCCACTGCTGTGTTGTTACTTGCTGTGGTATTTGCGCCTAATGCGTCTCTACCAACGGCAACATTTGATCCGCCTGTTGTGTTGGCTTCTAGTGAGCTGCGACCCAAGGCTGTATTGTTAGATGCTGTGGTGTTAGCTGTTAATGCGCCTTTACCCACCGCCACGTTATCACCACCTGTGGTGTTTGCGTATAGAGACTGATAACCAACGGCTGTGTTGTTAGACGCTGTGGTGCTTAAGTACAGCGCACGATAGCCGTGTGCAGTGTTGTTTACACCTGTAGTGTTTGTTGCTAAAGCAGTTGCACCAAAGGCAGAGTTGTAACTACCTGTGGTATTTGTAAACAAAGATTTACGCCCAGAAGCATCGTTTTCTCTGCCTGTGGTGTTTGCGGCTAAAGCATTCTCGCCTATAGCTGTGTTTTCAGTGCCTGTGGTGTTTGCGCCTAAAGAGTTATAGCCAACCGCTGTGTTGTTAGATGCGGTTGTATTTGATTGTAAAGAACCAGAACCCACGCCTACGTTATTAGCACCTGTTGTATTCGCAGATAAAGCATAACCGCCTACAGATATATTCTCACTGCCTGTAGTAGTTGCGTCACCTGCGGCAAAACCAACTGCAACATTATAATCACCTGTAGTAATGTCAGTACCAGCTTCATCACCCACGACAACATTATAATTACCACCGCTTTCAATGCTGTTACCTGCGTTGACACCTAAGCGTAAGTTGCTTGTTCCTGCTGAAGCGGTAATTAAGTCTGCTCCAGTTGCAAGCGTTACGTCTGCCGCAAAGTTTGCTGCGCCATCTACGTCTAGTATGTCTAGGTTTGAGGTGCCGTCTACGTCTATATCGCCTGAGATGTCTAGGCTTGGAGCAGTTATTACACCCGCTGTAGTTAATTTGCCAGCAAAAGATGCCAGTGAGTTAGCTACTGTTGCGTTAGGCGTAATCGTAATGTGCTCTACAACAGAACCTGATATTTGATTACCAATAGTAAGCGTGTTGTCCGTGTTGCTTCTTACACGCCAAATGTCTGGATTGTCATCAGACTCATCAGCCGACAAAATTAAACTGGCTGATTCACCTTCAGCCGCTGTTATAGCTACAGTGTCTGTAAGTATGTTTACATTACCGGTGCCGCCCGGTTCTATAACAAGATTGTCGTTAGATGCAGTTACTATCTTGTCTCCGCTTGTAACAGAAATGTCTGTGCCGCCAGTGGTATTACCCGCAACAAGCACTTCTGTAAGCGTATCGGTCACACCGGGATCAACACCCGCCATCGCATCAACAACTGCGGCACCAGAGCCTGCGCCATCCAAATAAACGACTGCTGTCTTGCCGGTGGCAATCGTGACGTTCGCGCCTGAGCCTTGAGAGATAGCAATTGACTGCGAACCAGTGGTTGCGTTCTCGATAAACATGACCCGAGATACCGTATTAGGCGCGATCGTACAGGTTCTCGTCGCAGTCAAACTTCCTGCTGACGTGATCTTAAAGTACATAGCCCGAGCAGGATCAGATGCACCATCTGCAACGGTAGTTGTTGCGTCTGCGTCAGAACCGAATACCTGCTGAGTCGCGTAGCCTAAAGCCTCTCCGATTAACTCAAGGTTAGTATTGGTGGAAGTTCCCCAAGTTCCCGATTCGTCCCCTGTGGAAATTTCTTTTAATCGAAGGTCATTTATGTAAGTTGCCATTTAAGCTACCTCTTGCCAATTTGGTGTTTGACTGTCATCAATACTTGACCAGCCAGGTGTTTGAGATTCATCAACGTTCTGCCAATTTGCATCTTGTCCAGGAATGATGTTGCCCCAGACCAAGGCTTGGCCAACTTGACCTTGAGCACTAAGTCCAAAAGGTTCAATAACGACATTACCAACAAAGCTAATATCCCCGACTGCACCCGTTGCAGAAACACCCGTGACAGGGAAGACGTTGCTTGTTCGAGTTGTAACAGTTCCGACCGATCCAGTTGCCGATAATCCTGTCGGAATTGTAACCGCTGAAGCTGTAACCGTAACCGAACCAACTGCGCTTGTAGCGGAGACTCCGTCAACTGAAACAATAGCGTCAGCCGTAACCGTAACGGATCCAACAGCTCCTGTCCCGGAAACGCCTGTGACCGAGATATTCGCATCAGCCGTAACCGTAACGGATCCAACAGATCCCGTAGCCGAAAGCCCAGTAACCGATACGTTTGCATCAGCGGTAACTGATACGTCATTAGTCGAGGAAGTTGCTGAAAGTCCAGTAACCGATACGTTTGCATCGGCTGTAACCGTAACCGAGCCAACTGCTGTAACGGCTCCTGGAACTGCAATATTTTCGCCCCAAGCGCCTTCGCCCCAACCCTGTGTTGAGCTATTCCAGCCTTGAAACGCAACAATGACATCTGCCACATGTTAGTCCTATGCAATCCTAATTATTGCAGTACTTGCTCCAGCCGCAGGAAATTGAATTGTAAAATCTCCTGACGTTGATGTCTTGTCTGCACCAAAATCAAGAACAACTATAGCTCTATCTGCCGTGCCTGCGGTTGTAGAGGAGTTATAAATTAGTGCGCCCCTCGCTGTAATGGTGCTACTTGACCACGTTGTATCTGCAAAGTCTGTAAGCGCCGTAGTCGAAGATGTAGTAGGGGTAACATTAGTCAAGGTGTTTCCACCTGCGGTGTAATTAGTCCCTGATACTTCATTACTCGTAGAGTACGCTGTAGTTGTTGCGCTTAAACTTGCACTAGATGTATACAAAGCAATCTTGAAAACGTTTCCGCTGCCAGTTGTGGTTGTTGTTCCGCCGCCAGATCCGCTTGTAAAATTATGAATTCCCTGAAGAATCTCTTGCTTAAACGAAGTGGTCATTGCTTGAGTAATTGCCATTATAAAGTCCTCAAAATTTCAGCCACATTATCATGGCCGTTTGATTTAAAAATATTATACAAAGTTGTTCTGTCGCTCTTTATTGATTGATCGCAAGCGGCGACAATAACCCAGTACATACGCTCTTTAAACGCTTCAGCCTGAGCTTTAATCACAGGGTCTGCTGTATCGCTAATGCTAATTATCTTCTCTACAGCGTTTAAAGCAATCTCTTCTGAATTCATGCCACGATTACTTGTGGTTTGAACGTTTACCGAACCTGGTGTTGCTGAGACTTCTACACTAAACAAGATTAACCCCTCGAAATATCATACCTATATTCATCCCTTGAACCATATCCAGCACCAAGCCTTCTTAGTCCGTCAAGACCCATTTGGAATCTCTGCTCATAGCCACCAACTTCTTCCGGAACTTTTAAGAAAGTTGCAGCTTCAACAAGCGTTCCATAAAAAAGAGCGTCTGGAGCGTTTGTGGAAAGCCATGTTGTTCCAGAATCTGCACCAGCCGTTAATGAAACAGGCCGATACTTGTAATGCAATTCAAACTCATAATTTGCATCTGGCGTAGGTGCCAAGATAAAGCTTGTGTCATCAAACAATGCGTAATATTTAGGGAGCCCAGTCGTCGTTGGATTGGGCGTATAGTCTCTTATAAATGATACATGCTTAAAGAGAAGGTATGTGTAAACGTTACCTGAAACAACTGCAAGGCTGTACGGCGCTAAAAAGTCTGTTGGCGCTGAAAGATAAGTGTTGTTAGCAGAAGATGTTCCGTCAACGTTTTTTCTAAAAACAGGAAGCTCTACGTTCTTTAATATTCTTTCTTCAGCTTCTTGAATGAAGACAGGAAGATTATCAATAAACGTAGTTTCTGCCGTTTCGCAATAGTTTTCTACTGCTGTTTTTAAACTTGCGTATGTAAAGCTCATCCTGTCACCACTGTTACAGTGCCTACTTCCCCAGTTCCTGCCAAGCCATCAAACTCTGACCCGATAGAATCTCCTGTCGTTGTAATCATCTGATTAGGATCTATAGTCCTAACCACCCCAGATCCTGACGTAAAGTCAGACTGAGGTCTTGGATTTCTTAAGGCTTGAGCATCAGATACATGAGGAAGAGGCTCTAACTGAGGCTCTTTAGGCTCATAGCATTCACTGCAAACCCTAAATCCTGTCCATTCTCTGCGAAGCTGTGTGTTCTTATACCTAAACCCACATCTGTCACATATCGCAATGGCATACTTCCCAGAAGCGTACGCCATTACGCTCTCCTATAACTTCTTAAACTTGGCGCAACAAATAAGGAAGCTCTACTTTCATCTTGATCAGCAGCTCTTGCGAACTCTTCTTCATAAAAAGCCTTAAGCATTTGTACTCTATCTGGCGCTTTCTTTAAAGCAATATAGTAAGACAATCCAGCAGCCAAGCAAGGATAAAACCTAAACGGCATTTGCATTGTGTTGGCGCTTGCATCTGCATCTTCAATTCGAACTAATCGATTAATGATCAATTGATCCGTGTTGTTTTCAGAAGCAGGCCAAATGTAAAGCTTTGGCGTTATGAGCTTGTCCAGGAACCATTGGCTTGGTCTTGACTGAGTATTCTTGTTAGGAATATTCCAATAGGCAGATCGACTAACTTGAGCCATCTGTATATCGGTTGTTTCCCCACCTTCGGTTCTTCTAATAACAACATCTAAAACGTCTATTGTAGAGCCTGTAAGCTCAATAAACTCTGCGCCTTGAGTTAACGTTGTAGACGTATTCTGTATCGTCCACTGATTTAACCCACGGTTGGCCCAGTCAGCCAGCAAGAGATTCAGGGATCGCCTTGCGGTAATCCCGTCATAACCCGTGCGAAACTCTAGACCGCAGCGCTCAAACGCTTCTTCTATGTATTCCGCGACATCTGGCTCAAAATCTCTGGTCCCAGAAGTTGTCATTAATATTCCTTTATCAGATCAAGAATGACAGTGTATGTATCACCGGCACTTGCGCCTATTGTTGTAAACAAAATGTCACCTGTCACACCGCTGCCAGCATTGTTTGGTATGCCAGTAAACGGCGTGTAATCGTGGTAACCATTGCTGTCAGGAGATAGCCCGATGATTAGAGTATTTGCCGTTGCATCGCATAACAACTCTACTCCCATCCCAACACACTGCCACCAAATTTGCGTAACAGTTACTTTAGTACAGGCTTTTCCAGATGAGTTTGTACCCAAAGCAGAAACATCAACCTTGACTACGTTTGACTCACCAGTTCCATCACTGACATTGGTAAACTTTAGGACGGCTTTGCGGTCACCGTCCTGAATGGTTTGCGAAGTTACTGCATCAGCCATTGTTATTCTCCTAAATTAATTGATTAAGCATCAGCAAAAGGAGTAACAATCGTTCCTGAACCTAGCAATAAAGAGTCATGAACTAAGTACGTTGCAGCGTCAATAGCAGTAATTTTAACAACACTGCCGACAAGTCCGCCCTTAGTTGAGCCATTCAAGGTGATGACATCGTTAGAGGCTGCTGGAATAAACGCTTTTTTAGCGCCATCATCTACGGCAACCATTGCCGCGCCAACAAACTTGTCAGTGCCGTCAGTCAAGATATCAAGGTCGGTTGCTGCGGTTTCTACATAAAAGAAAAACGAAGCGCCGATGTTGTTTGCTTGATCGGGAGAAGTAGGATCATTAGGAGTGGCTGAAGAAATAGAGGGCAAAGTAAACTTGCCATCAGCATCGTTCAGCATAATAATTTTACCGGCATGAGTCGCAACCGTTAGGGTTGTGTCCGCAGATAAGCTAACACTGCTGTTTACACCGGCAGTGATAAAGCCAGCTAAAGACTTGACGGGACCAGAAAAAGTAGTTTGTGCCATGGTATTCACCTCTTACGAAAGGATTCGTTTTAGCGTCTTCGTAACGTCCGCTGAGTCGGTCGCTAAAACTAATTTGTCTCAGTTCATACAGTCTAGATCAAATTTAAGATAAAAAAAAGGTGGTCAAACGACCACCTTTCCCTTTGTTTCACATGAAACATTAAGCGCCTTGTGAACCAAATACACAGCGAGGGTTGCTGTAGCCAAAGCTGTAACGAGCTCGAGCCTTATAGCGAACATTGCCGGTATCGAAATCGCCTTCCATAGAAGTAGAAATCGGGCTTCTTTCAAAGTGCTTAAACCCATCTGGGCAGTCACTCAGCAAGAACCATGCATCAGTGTCTGACAAGAAATGGTTGATTGCATAACCTTGCGGAAGCATACCCATATTCTTGACGGCGTTGATGTCATTGTCTGCTGTGCCTACTCGTCCAGGAGTCTCGAGCAAACGATCAACTACGAACTGAAGCTGAGGCGGAACAATCAGCTTGGTTCCCTGAAGAGCCAAGATCATGTTTCGATCATCAACAAAAGTTGACATAGTGATCAGTGCGTTTTCAAGCGAAGTCTCGTTCAAGTCGGACATAGTAGTTGCCCGATTCGCAAGAGTACCGCCATAAGCAAGCGGGTGTGCTGTGCTGACCAAAGGTTGGCCATCACCACCAGCAAAGTTAGCATTAAACGCATTGTTTAGGACATTAGCAGCTTTAACCTGCTTGGTGTGAGCCATACTACGGGCCAAAGCCTTCGTATAACGTGCGCCGAGTCGGTCATAGAGATTGTCTTCGACAGCTTCTTCTGTCAAAGCAAATGCCAATGCCACGGTTTCGTGGGTGTAACGAGCAGTAAAGCCTTCAGAAGCGTTATCAAAAGATACGCCTTGACCTTCAGTCTTAACTTTTGCGTCACCAAAACCTACGATCAAAACTTCTTCTTCGAATGCACGATCAGAAGATTCTGTTTCATAGATTTCATCATGCTCGTTATCATAACGAGCGTATTCCATACCAAATAAAGCATTGAGGCCAGGCTCTAGCTCTTTGGCTAATTGGGCTCTTGAAATAGCCATATATTAACTCCTTAAGCTAAACCAACTTGCTTTTGGCCAAACAGATGATTCTGAATGGTGACAAGCACGTTAGTATTGGCTGAACCTACATCTGAATTGTCTGGGTCACCAGAAATATCCAGGGCTTTGAACGGTAATGTCGCTGTTGTAGCGCCGGTAGAAACATCAAGCTCTACATAAGAGAGTCCTGAAGCTGTGCTACCAGTACCAGAGTTATCAACAAGGTCGAAATTACCCCACAGATCTGCAATCGGGAATGCTGCGTCTGCTTGAATTTCAAAAACATCCATAGGATGATCGAAAATAAAAGCAATTGCATCAGTCGCTGCATTTCCAGGCCAATAGTTACTCCAAGTAGGAGTGCTGGTCGTAGGATCTGTGTAGAAACAACCGTTAAATACACCGACAATAATGTCGGAAGTTGCTGAACCGCCGTCTGCACGCGCAATTCGAGTAACAATACCAGATGTAGTTTGAGTAACAATGTCACCCGCGTAGATCTTAGTAGTGTTAGTCGCATCAGCAGTCGTTATTCTATAACGAGACTGACCAGAAGAATTGTAATTCCCCTGAATATTACGAACATACCGGAGGCCAAATGGGGCGTCTTTATTCGCCATTTTAGTTCTCCTTAAACACAATCAAAAATGGTTCTATTTCCTAGAACCGCCAAAGGTTACCTTACTCTTCCTTTCATTAGAAAAAGGCATTGAGGGATGTTCGTCTTTCATCAAATTATTGTCAACCGCGCTCATTTGGTTTTCAGTTTTATTTTGAAAGTAAGCATTCCGCTCGTTTGCTGTTTCTTCTGGGATTTTTGCAAGCATCAAACCACCAACACCAACACTTCCTGCTTGAGATCCGCTTTCATTCATAGGCAAATCATAGCCTGCAACTTCAGCCGGACTGACTACTTCGTAGCCTTCTCGCAATCGCATGTGAACATTAGTCTTATCATCCTCGCCTCGAATGTGCGTTCTCAGCCATCGATACTTCATCCCTGGAGGAGGTTCGGGTGTTTCTAAGATTTGAGGTGGCGTCCATGGCCTCCGAGCTTGTAAAGCATCCCTAGTATCAGAACTCCGTGGAGTCCTTTTCATTCCAGATCCGCCTTTTTCTTTTATGTCTTCGCTCATGATCTTTCCAACCTCATTTTTTGTTTAGCATATTCTTTGAATGGAACACCTAGTTTTTTGGCAAGCTGTTGCTCGCTAGGTGACAATTCAATCCTACGGTCATTTTGATTGCGTCCACTTCCTTTTATGCGCGTACCGGAAACAACGGTTTGGACGGGTTTATTAGCGTTTCCTGCGGGTCGTTCATTCTGAAACTTGTGAGGTAGTTCCTGTCGAATTCTGCGATTAATTTCAGAATAGTACTCTTGTGACTCCAAGTCAATTCCTGATCGGACAAGCTCATCATGCACAGCAAAGGCTACATTAGTCATAACCCTGTCAGTTCCAAACCACTCATTCTTAGCAGCCCACTCTTGTGCGCTCTCTGAAGGCTCAAGATATTGAGGCTCTTCTTGGACATAGTCATTTGGAATTTGATATTCAAGTTCAGATTCCTGCTGCCTAGAAGCCCACTGCTGATAGTCTTCTTTATACTTTGCAAGCTCGCGCTTGTATTGAGCTAAAGAACTTCTGTCAGCTTCGGTTCTGGCAATAAGCTGTTGAGCTTCTGCCATAGCTTCGGGATCTCCAGATTCGTAAGCTTTCTGAAGGTTTCTTTTAGCAGAATCAGCTTGCGCCTCAATCCTGCCTTGAAACTCTTTAGAATAACTTTCTTGTATCTGTAGATTTTGGGCCGCTGAATTAACGCTGGTTTGTTTATACTTGTTTGAAAGCTCTCTGTTCTGATCTTGCAATTGCTTCGCGTATTGAATCGCTTGCAGTTCTCGACGTTGAAACTCTTTCGCCTGCTTAACAGCCTTGTTAATTCGGTCCTGAGCACTTCTTACCTTTCGGTCAGCTTCAGATTCTGCGCCATCATCTTCCTCATAATCGAAATCTTCTTCTACTACATCTTCTGTAGCAGGAGATATTTCGGCAAGTTCTTCATCAGAAAGCTCTACATAAGTAGATTCTTCTTGAACTTCATCGTTAGATTTTCTTGCATACTCTGGTACTGCTGCGCTTTCTATATCTTTATCGCTAATATTTAAATCAACGTCGATATCAGATAAAGCTTCGCTTAACGTTTGTTCTGACATGTTTCACCTCAAGTTGCGGACTTGATGTCATCGGGATCCATAATGGTCCCAATCACTTCATCATCATTAATAATTCGAACTTCAGAATCATCCTCTAAAGAGAATCTAGCTCCTGAGTATCGACCTATTAACACCCATTGACCTTCCTCACACCAAGGCATGCCATTAAACTTATCAGCATCTTGGTAGGCTAGTGGGCCTACTTTTAAGACATAGGCAACAACAGTCGCCAGACCTTCCTTATCCATGGTTTGTTTGGTTAAAACAATACCACCGTCAGTTACGCCTTTGCCTTTATAAGGTAAAACAAGAAGTCGCCAACCTGTGGGGTTGGGCATTCTTTCCAGTAGTGTTTTATCCAGAAGTTCTGGATTTAGAACACGCTCTTGACTACTCACATATGCGTCAGTTAATGACGATTTAGCGAGAGTATCTGCTGACAGATTACTCATCGGGGTCTCCTTCAAATTGCAACGCTTCTTTCAGTTCAGCGCGAAGGGTGCGAAGCATCGATAATTCACCCATCACGAATTTGTAGTCCTCCATTGTCTTTATGTTGCCACCGGTCAAGAACTGCACATGACCTTCTTCAAGCTTTTGAAGTTTCTTAAATATGTATGATGCTAATGCGACTGCGTCCATTAAGTCACACCGCCCCCATTACTTGGCCCTGATGGACCACCTGGAAGCGCGTCTTCATCGTATGGCTCATTGTATGGCTCATTGTAGTCAGTCGGTCGAAGCGGTGCGGCGCCAAGTCCTGCATAAGGTGCCAGCGGAGACATCGGCATTGGTTGTCCATACCCGCCAAACTGAGTTTGCGGTATTGGCGATGTCGGCATTTGATAGCTTGGCGTGCTTGTTATGTTTGCGCCAGACTGCATCTTCTTAGCAAAGTCTTCTCGAACCTGCGGATCATAAGATTGGCCAAGAATGTTTCTTGGAACAAACTGATCTCGCATACCCTTAAGCGGATCCATGTCAATAAAGGTAGGAGGCTTAGGAGCCGGTGATTCGGGCAATGGCTCTGGCGCAGGCTGCACTGGCATATCTGGCAGTGTAGGCGCGGGGTCTGCACTTGTTGGCGGTTTCCAATCTGCGGGTTTGCTTCCTTGAACCCAACCCGGTGCAGGACTCCATCCTCCGCTTGACGCCGTCCATTCTTCACCCGTTGTAGGGTTGTAGAAAGAAACCAAAGCCATCGTTGAAGGTCCTCCAGAATGCGTAAAACCTGGAGGTGCAGTTTTAAGATCTTCATATCCTTTTGGATTAGAACCAAGGCCAGAAGTAGTATCAATGCCTCCGCCTGGGATCAGCATGTCTCCAGGCATATCAGGAGGCGTGGGTGCAGGTCCTGGAGATGGAATATTGGAAAACAAATCATCAAGACCTGAAGTTTGATCATCCTTATCGGTATAACGACCTGTCATTGGATCGTATTCACCTCTTGTTGGATCAGGACCTTCTCCCCTAAATCCTCCAAAAGGTAAGTTTGTAAAATACTTGTAAGGCTGTCCGCCAGCAGCAATAATTTGCTGCTCTAAGTCTTTAACTTCTTTAGATTGTTGTGCTGCTTCTTCTTGGGTAAGAGCCCGAATACCAGCGCTCTGTTGTATTGTAGAAGACAAAGAGTTATACAAAGCATTTAGTTTTGGATCAGGATCGTATTCAACCCCAAAGAAGTAACTTGGGAGTTTAGAATCATCATCAGTCGAAGAAACAGGCGTATCAGGAGGTGTGGGCTCTGGGTCTGAATTACCAACAGACCCTACAGGATCTACAACTCTTGTTCGCTCCATAGAGCCTGTAGGCGCTTCTTGTAACTCAGGACCTTCGGTTAAAACTGGAATATTTGGCGCAGTAGGCGCTGGGTCTTGTTGTTGTGGTCGAGAAAAATTAAATTGATTGTAATCATCCCCTTTGTACCCAAGCTTTGCTATAAATTCTTCAGGAGTATAGGTTTTAGTAGCCGCATCTCCTTCAAAACCAAAAGCGCTTACATCTTCAATAAAGGTGTTAGTCTTAGGATCGTAGCTTGAGGTTAGTTTAAAGTCTTGAGCACCTCGAGAATTGTTGTATTTGTCAACCAGTTGATCAGGGGTAAAGTTTACTGTTTTAACTTCAGGCGAATAATCTTGGAATTTACCAACTTCTCCAATTGCACTTAATAAACTTTTACCGTCTTTTCTAGCAAAGGTTTGATTCATAGCGTTAGAATCTAATTCTTCGCCAGTTCCAAATTGATTTCTTGCAACTTGATACATGACATTTAAATCTGTAATACCAAGATTACTCATCAATGCTTTAGTGTAATTAAGTTGTTTAGGCGTTAAGTCATTAAGGCTAAATGGTTTTTCCGCTGCTTTAGCATCAGCCGCTGCTTTAGCATCTGCTATACGTTTATCTTCTGCAGCCTTAGCATCTGCTGCTTTCTTTGCATCGGCTGCTGCTTTAGCATCTGCCGCCGCTTTTGCAGCCGCTGCTTTATCTGCGGCTTCCTTCGCTAATGCTGCTTCTTTAGCAGCTCTAGACCTATTCGCCTCTTTAGCAGCTTTATCCGCTGCTTCTTTAGCAGCTCTAGCATCCGCTCTTTCTTTAGCCGCCTTCGCCTCAACTGCCGCTTTGGCATCTGCCGAAGCTTTATCTGCTGCAGCTTTATCTGCGGCCTTCTTGTCTGCAATTGCTTTTGCTGCAGCTCGATCTTTTGCATCTCTTATTGCTTTTGCTTCAGCTTCTTGAACTTTTCTCGTATTAGATTCTCGTTCTTCTCTTGCAAGATCAGCAGCAATCTTATCTGCGGCCTTTTTATCTGCAGCAACTTTCGCAGCTTTCGCATCTGCTGCTGCTTTAGCCGCTTTAGACAGATTAGCCTCTTTAGCAGCTTTATCCGCTGCTTCTTTAGCAGCTCTAGCATCCGCTCTTTCTTTAGCCGCTTTAGCTTCAGCAGCTTTTTTAGCTTCAGCTTCTTTTAAAGCTTCAGCTTCTTTTAAAGCTTTTTCTCGAGCAGCTTTAGCTTCAGCAGCTTTTTCTAAGCGTGCTTTTTTATCGGCAGCAGCTTTAGCTTCAGCAGCTCTCTCAACTTCTAAAGCTTTTGTTCTCGCGGCTTTAATTGCAGCTTCTTCTTCAGCTTTAATTTTTGCTTTTTCAGCAGCATCTTTAGCGGCTGCTGCTTTTAAATCTGCAGCTTCTTTAATCTTTTTTTCTTCTGCAACTCTTTTTGCTTCAGCAATTCTTTTATTCTCAGCTTCTTTAGACGCTCGTCTATCGTTAGCTTCTCTATCTTCCCTTAATCTTTCATTTGCAATCTTTTTATCTGCTGCCGCTTTCGCGGCCTTATCCGCAGCTTTCTTATCCGCAGCTTTCTTATCAGCAGCTTTCTTATCAGCAGCTTTCTTATCCGCAGCAGCCTTATCCGCAGCTTTCTTATCTGCCGCGGCTTTAGCTTCTTTAGCCGCTTTAGCGTCAGCCGCTGCCTTGATCTTTGCAGTATTAGGT